TTAGATTTGACCGATCACTGTCTCGTCAAAGTCGGTGATAATGATGATGCCGAAGTCGATGTAGCCGGGGGTGCCGGTGTATCTCGATTCCAGACTGAACTTGACCTTGGTGGGATACTCATGCAGATCATCCGGACACTTGGGCAGTTGGGAGATGGTGACCGGGAACTGGCTGTTGATGCTGTTATAGGCTGTGTATTCGAGATAAAGCCTGCCGGGACTGAGGAGAAAGCTCATCAGGCTATAGTATTCGGCTGGCTCAAGCACGGCCTCCAGATCAAAGGAGTCCTCCCGGTAGGCTTCTCTTCTATGAATAATAGTAGGATCGTAAGCGTTCTTCTTCTCGATGCGATACTTCTGATTGGGGGCATACTCAACCTGCCCATTCTGGCAGAAGAAGTAATAGATGCCGTCATCAGCCCAGCGGATAAGCTTGAAGCCCTTTATAGTAGCCATGCCTTCACCTTGTATTCATCATCTATGTAGTTGCGCTCCAGTTCGGTAATGGCATAGATCTGATTCTGGATGCGTAGCTTGGACTGGAGGGAGAGGTTGTATTTACTGAGTTGATCGACGGTAGCTTCGCAGCTCCACTTGGAGTCATGAAAGTCGATCAGATAGTCTTTGATTAAGTTTTGGAGTTGAATGGTATCCCCTGCCAGAATATCCAGTGAGTTTATCTGCGGCTTCTCTGGATTGCCCCGCTTGGTAACGAAGTCCACCACATCGTCCGCATTGATGTCTATGACTGAGCTACCATAGGCATCTTTATTCTTGAACACGATCTGGCCTTGTGGATTGCTGAAGATCGTGGCATTGTAAAGCATGAGCATCGCCTGCAGAGCTTTGATGTTATCGGTCTGCTCATCAGTGTAGTTCTCATAGGCCTTGCCGGGGAACAGCTTAGCCGGGAAGAGATTACCATGAAAGTGAGCTTCTATCCAGTGGTTGACGTACTGGCTGCTGCCATAGCTGCGACCATCAATAGAACCTACAGATTCCAAGTCATTATAGAGAGCATTTTCAGAGATGCCGTTCTCAAGATAGAAACCAATGAACTCATTCGCAGCATTCTCAAGGGATGCCAGGTCTTCCACCCAGTCGGTCTTCTCCTCATATTCGATAACTACCGGGCAGATGTTGTTGAAGAACTTATAGATGCGGCCTCGATAGCGTCCTTGATACCTGGTCGCGGCAGGACTGGGATAGGTAGCCTTGATTACCTTCTTATAGGCAAAGACGAAGCTCATGCGGTTAGCTATGGTATCGATCAGATATCCCCACTGGGGACCCGGCCAGCCGGAGTTATCATAGCTGTATGTCCAGCCTCCGGTAGGGTTGGGAAACTGAACCAGATCATCAAAGTCGATATGGGCAATGGTCAGGGCAGTGCTGTAGCTGATGTTCAAGGTCGGTATGTTGAACTGGTTACTGTATGGGATGCTGATGGGTATTCTTTGCTCGATGTCTTGAATGAAGTAGCCCAATATCCAGATCGGTAAATAGCCGGAGGTAAGCGAATAGTAGTGAGTGAGGTCGGAGAAGACCGAGAGCAGCTTGATCTTATCGTAGCAGGTGATCTTGAGCATTCCGGAGGAGACATCATAGGATAGCTGAGAGGTGTCTATTATGCCGGTGAAGAACAAGGCTGCATCCCGATAGACCTTCACCTCGAAATGGGACACATAACGCTCATGCTCGTTTGAACCGGAGAGTATGTTGTCCTGTATCCAGGTAGTGGGAAAGCACTCGAATACGAGCCGCTTGGGTTCCCTGCTATAATTGGAAACCGACTGTAGCTTATCGGCTGAGACAGATAGGCTAATGATAGATCTATTGGTGGCTGTATCTTCCAGAGTGTGCTTAACCTGGTTATAGTCTGTAGCATCGGTCTTACCTTGGATGAAGTCGATCTTGAAGAGGTTGGGCATCAGATCTCACTCCGGATCATTTTGCCTGTATCGGCTATCTCTGAGACTTTAACCGGATCGCTACTCAAGGGGTCGACGTTCACTTCAATGATAGGCTTGGAGTCCATGACCGTCTGCTTAAGAGAAACGATCTCGTCTTTCAGTGAGGCAATCAGATCGATCAGGGTATTGATACCGCCTCCGGAAGAGATAGCGCCACCAGAGGCATAATATGAGCCCACGTTACTGGGAATAGGCACTGAGGGAACAGGCATCGATGCAAAGGCCAGCTTAACCTGATCCAGAGGTGCGAAGTTGAGGAAGTCAAATAAGTTCCTGCCCAGTGCCTTGACTCGATCCTTGGCGGTAACATACTCGTCACCTTCGGCTTCGATCAGGATACCTCCCTGATTATGGGAAGGTCCGGTCAGTAGACCTCCGGTAGCTTTCTTCTCAAACTTGGTGGAGCTGATCCTGGCGATGTTGGCTATACCGGCAGCCATCGCAGCCGCTGCAGCCGCCACTGCCAGTCCGGGTCCGACTACGGGAATACCCGCCATTGATTTATAGGCACCGATGGCCGCAGAGAAGGTATCCACATAGCCCTGAGCCATAGCTGAGGCTTTCCAAAGCTTGAAGCCACGCTCAGTATCTTTATCCTGAGCAGAGGCCAGATCACCGAAGATCTTGGAGATACCACTGGCTACCTGAAGCTGGTGATTGGTTCTGAGGGTGTTAAGAGTCTCCTGCTTCTGCCGTTCAATTTCCACTTCAGTATAGCCCGCTTCCAGAAGTTTGGATTTCATCTTCTCATAGTACTTATCAACTTCCAGAAGCTGCTTGCTGTAGCTGTCTCCGATATTATCGAGATCACGGGAGTAGAACTCGTCCCGGATATCCTGCAGTTCCTGTAGCTTGGCTCTCTCCTCTTCCTGACGTTCCTGGAGCAGTTTGGCATGCCGGGCATTGACCTCGGCTATCTGAGCCTGGATGAGCTGCTGTTCTTTCTCCGGAAGGTTCTGCTGAGCCCAGGCATAATACTCCTCCATACTGGCTTTGAGAGCGTCATAGGAGTTGACCCCGAGATTTTCCAGATTGGAAAAGTAATCGATCTCAGCCTTGTATCTGGCTTGGACAGCATCCTTCTCTTTGGTAGTTAGCTCATTATCCTGCTGAGTCTTCCAGGCATCCAAGTTCTCGATGGCATGACGTTCGGCATCACTGCCATCCTGAGTGAACTCCCTGATCAGAGCCAGTCTTCTCTGGTATTCGGCTTCGATGCGAGCGGTCTCTGTCTGCCTCAGCCGGGCTAACTCCTCCATCAGTCGAAGGGCTTCCTTGCGTCTGGCTTCTGCTTCGGATGCGGCAGGATTAGGTGCAGGGCTTGATGAACCACCTCCTGATCCACCTCCGGGATTGAAACTCAAGTCAGGCGCATCCAACATAGCCTGTCTATATGCTGCGCCTATCTGCTGTAGATCATTCTTGGCAGCCTGCAGTTGTCCAGTTAAGGCTCCGAATTGGTTGAGCCGTCTTTCTAACTTAAGCCACTCACCATCATTACCGAAGTAGGAGGCAGGATTGAAACCCATAGCATTGCGGTCACTGGTCAGGAACTCCCAGTCCACCGAGTTCATTAGCTGCTGTCTGCGGGCTCGAACCCTATCAACTTCTGCCTGCTGTGAGTCGACCTCTATCTGTAGCTCAGCCACTCTCCTGATCTGGGCATTATATCTCTCCCCATAAATCTCAGATATCTTCTTCTGCACCAGTGCTTCGGATGCGGCTCGCAGGGCAGTAGCCAAGTTATTGTAGGCGGCTGTCTCCAGGTTGATATTGCCGAGATACTCTGAGTAGTTGTCATTAAGAGACTTGATGATGTTCTTCATCTCCCGCTTATCAGCTGCTGTTAATGAGGTGGCAGACCTAAGCTCAAGTAAACGACTAGCAAGGAGACTGAACTTCTCAGCCTCTACCGAGACCTGCCGCTCCGCATCTTTGATCTCATCTTTCATGCTCCTCTGAGCGGTGGTTACAGCATCCGTCTTAGTTGAAGCCGCAGCCAGTCCAAAGCCCAAAGCAGATAGAGCCCCTACAGCTATACCGATGATACCTGCTACCGGGTTCATGGCTACCTGCAGGGCATGATAGGCTGCTGTCAGAGCAGTTACAGCAGTGGTAACCGTTCCGATGATGGGGATAGCGATTACGATCCCTGCCACGAAGCCCTTCATAACCGGAGACAGGCTGTTATAGGCATCCATGAGCAGTTTTAAGCCTTTGAGGAGAGGATTGATCAGAGTGGTCAGCATATCGCCGACCGTCTCTTGGATGTCTCCCCAGGCATTGGCATTCTGCAGTCTCAGATCAGCCAGAGCTGTAGCGGTTCCGCCATAGTCCTCGCCTAACTTCTCGACCAGATAGGATACCCCTTCTGTCTTGAGCCGGGTATCATCCAGTTCAATGCCGTATCTACCCAACATCTCGGTATGTCCATTCAGAGCCCGACCCATTAGATCAAAGGCAGACTCCACGCTCATCCCGGTGGCTTTATTAGCTTCTGTGAAGTCCAGCAATACCGGCACCAGTTGTTGAATCTCATCCTTGTTGAGCTTGAAGGTCTGGGAAAGTTTGGACATCAAAGACAAGAGCTGATCATCCTCGAAATTGGTGACTTGCTGCATCGAGGAGGCGAAGTTGCCCATCTCACCTGCAGCCTCGCCAAAGGCCACTGAAGCCAGGGTCATGGCCTGTCTCTGACCCAGGGATGCATCGAGCAGACCGTTCATAGATCTGACCAGACCACCCACCACCTGCAGGACTCCATCGACTGCGATCTTCACGTCACGAATGGTAGCCAGTGCCTGTTCCGCAGTGATCTTGACCGAGACAGGTTTCTCCACCGCAGACTGGGTGGACTCCGCCTCCTGCTTGACGTCAGCAAGCTTGAGACTGGCATCGTTAGTGACGAGGACGAGTTTAAAGGTTAGGTCAGGCATTGAGGATAGATAAAGTTGTTAGTGGTAGTTTCTGATCAGCAGTTCAACTTCAGTCTGGAACGCACCTGATACTGAATACTGCGTCTCAACTTCTTCAATGACGCAGCTTTTGTATAGCTGCTTGATATAGGGATCGTTGTTGTAGGAGAGCAGGAACTTACCTTTGATCTGTTTCAAGGCTTCTGCCAGCTCTTCATGCTGAGTGAAAGCGTCTGCGTCCTCACGTTCGTAGATGTGCTCCTTGGTATAGTAGGGTGGGTCCAGATAAAAAAACGTATGGGGTTGGTCGAACCGGGAAACGATCTTCTCCCAGGGCTGCTTTTCGATGATCACATGCCTCAGGCGTTCCGAGGCTTCCTTCACCTTATCCAGATTCCTCAGGGGCATGTATTTGTAGCCCTGATTGACGCAGAAGTTCTTGGAGCGTGAGCCATAACTGCAGGCAAGGTTGTAATAGAACTTAATCGCTCTCTCCAGCTCGGTTCTGGGTTCATGCTTCATGAAGTTATCGAACATCTCCCTGGCGATCAGATAGTTGTTCAATTCGGTCACGAAGGCTTCCGGGTGGTTCTTGATGTACTTCCAGAAGTTGACCAGATCGCCATTGATGTCGTTATAGACCTCAGTATAGCGGCTCTTCTTGGACAACTGCCAGTCTTCCTTGTTAGCTGATTTACCGAATAATATCCAGGCGGCACCGCCAAAGACTTCGCAGTAGATGTCATGCTTGGGAATGAGCGGCAGTATCTTCTTGCGTAGGATACGCTTGCCGCCGACCCATGAGATAATACTGTTCATGAAAGCCCCCTGATGACTTTGCTTGTTTTGGTATTGATCTTGGAGTTCTCTTGCTCGGATTCAACAAGATCGAAATTGGCGATGATCACCTCATTGAACTCGGACTTGCCTTCCTTTCGGTTGATGCCCTTGGTTCGGGTGACATGCTTGATGTCAAAGCCCTTGTATAGCTTTAACACTTCCGGGTTGTCATCGTATGATAGGATGAAGCGTCCCTTGATGCCTTTCAGCTTCTTGCAGAGTTCCTCATGATTGAACTGCTTGGAGTTCTCATAGGTATAGCCAAGCATGTAAGGTGGATCGCAATAGAAGAAGTTGCTCTTGGTATCGTACTTATCGATCACCTGCTCATAGGAGAGGTTCTCGATGATCACCATATCCAGGCGTTTGTGGAGTTCCTTGATACGATCCAGGCGGTTATACATACTGGAGGTGCCACGCTTCTGAGAGGTGCCGAAGCTGTCACCTTTTGAGCCAAAACTACGGGTGATCAGATACATGAACCTGGCAGCCCGCTGTATCTCGGTGAGGCCTTCCTGCTTGAGGATATCACAAAACAGCTTGCGGCTGGCTACTAACCAGTCCAATTCCCTGATCAGCTCATCAGGATGGTATTTAACCTGCATGAACAGATTGACCAGGCGGTTGTCGAGATCGTTATAGACTTCCAGATCGCCCCACTTCTCTTTGTAGAGGAGCATCCAGGCAGCACCTCCGAAGGGCTCGATATAGCCTTTGATGTCTTTAGGGACGTAGGGAGCGATTACTTTCCGAAGCAGGCGTTTACCGCCTATCCAGCCGATGATTGCATCCATTATGCGTCTCCTTTGGGGTCAGTGATACAGAGCCGCAGATACAGCTCAGGCAGGGTGAGAGACTCGAAGTCTTCATTGGTAAAGCCCAGTTTACGCAGGATCATTTCGAACCTCTCGAAGGGGTATTTGGAGACGCCGTTACCGCCAATCCGAAACTCCCGAGCCAACTTGCGAACCTCTCTTTGTTGGCTCTGATATAGACGAAAAAAGCGGAGATATGCTCCAGTGCTTCAAGGGCATCCATCTCCTCGGAATTGCGCCCGGAAAGTATCGATATGATCTCTTTATCCACTTCAGATGCAGAGATCAGTTCAAGCAGTTCTACCTCACTGACCTTGGCTACCTTGCCGGAGAGGAAGTCCTCAAGCTTGGCTTTGAGGGTAGCGTTCGAGATCGTGAGGCAGAGTATTTGCCGCAGTTGGCTATAACTGAGTTTAGGTTCTCGCTTCATAGAATAGTCCTTATCTTATCTACCAAAGAACATTTCGAGGGCAATGCCGAGTAAGAGCAGGAATTGCGAGGTGGAGACGGTTAGCAGTATCTTCATATTCGTCTCCACTCTCGCCATTCTGGTTACCAGTGACTTGTTGCTGTCACCATTGCCATAGATCTCCTCGTGAACCGAATCGATTTTCTCTTTGATCTCAGGTTTACACTTGCAGTCCATAGCAGTTCCTTGTTTGTTTAGAGTGTAGTTTCGTAGAGATGCGATCTTTATACTCCCGGAGGGATATCCTTGAGCAGATAGATCTTGTTAGAAGTGACCCCGGAGAACTCGGTGGAGATGACTACGTTGAAGAGGCCATCAGCCTCTCCCGACCAGTCAACTGTCCAGCGTAGCCCGGTGAAGATCACCACCCGATCCAGTTCCTTGGAAGCCACTACGATGGTGGTGTCCTTGCTCATGAACAGGGTGCTCTCCAGGAAGTTCTTCTGCTTGGTGGAGAGTCCGGAGATGTTGAGTTCGACCGTGCTTGTGCGCTTACCCGGGATGGTATAGTTGCGGGTCTTGAGCTTGGTCAGCTTAGAGTCCGTCTTTCCGGGCTTCTCAGCAAGTTCACCAAGTAGGTCGAAGTTTGTAGTAAGCTCCGTTTTAACCGAAGCCTGATTGGCATACAGCGTATCGATGGAGGTCTGATCGTAGGTGCCGATCCCGAAGTAAACGAGATCGGCAATCAACACGTCCATGAGCTTGCTGAAGCTCAGGTCACCCTCAGTCATGTTAGAGGGGTAGGTGGGCTGCGATATAGGCTGTGGCATCAGAACACCCCTTTGATCGCCTTGCCGATGCTAAAGAGCCATTTGCGATTGTGGAACACGTATTCGATGGCTCCTCCGATGGTGCCGAAGACCTTGAGGATGACATTGGTCTGCTTGGCCGGAAGGGACTTGGTAGCCCGCTCCACTGCCAGTTGCTTCTTGGCATAGTCATCCAAGTCCTTGGTGGCAGGGTTGATCTTGATATCCTGGATGATGTCCAGGATGATAGCCAGAGCTGAGTTGACCTTGGCCTTGTCGATCAGCTTCCCGGTGGTTCTGGAGATGATCCAGACCACCAGAGCCGAGATCAGGCCCAGGAAAAACTCCTGATTGGCGAAGATGAAGTCCATAGAGATACTCCTTTATCTGGTTATTGCTTAGGTGGTGAGTTTGAACACTTTCACGAAGCCGGAGATGTAGGTGATGCCGGGACGGATGCGGATGTACCAGTGGTACTTCCAATCGCTTCCGTGGTGTTCTACTTTGAGTTCGGCATCGGTGCGATAGCCGACGATGATGAACTTGGGCAGACCGCCGATGATGTAATCGGCATCCATGAGACGTGGCTTCACGGGGATACCCGCAAAAGAAACGTTGCCGCCTTCAAGCAACAGGCGATCTCCAGCTCCAGTCTCACGCTTGGCAAGCTCTGCCCGGATGCGGATCAGGTCCTTATGAGCCACGTAGAACTTGAAGTTCTCCTGCTCTTCTAACATCTCATCGGAGAATGCCAGGAGAGCAGCTTCGAAGCGCTTCGCCCAGTCGGTGTAGGTGGTCTTGGAGAGATTGGTTACGTCTGTGGCAGTGGTGGCGAGTTTGATCACTCCATCCAGAGCCTTGATCTTGGCAGTGGCGGAGGCCCGATCACCCTTGAAGAGCAGCAAGCGGATGGCTTTCTCAGTCTTCTTGGCGATATGGTTTTCCACATAGGCTCCGAAGGCATCTTCACCGTACTTGTCCTTGTAGAACTCGACCACATCACGTCCCAGAGTGAATTCAGCATTTAGTATCCCGGTGGGAACGGAGAGATCGGCTGTACTCACGTTCTGAGCCGTCAGAGCACCATCGAGGGAGTTCTTGAAGACCAGGTCATCGATCAGGCCGACGTCGATCTTCTCGTCTTTGAGGAGTGGCAGGACCGAGATATCCGAGAGAGTATCTCCAGGCTGCGATCCGATCACTTCATCGATGAACAGAGAAGTAGTGTTGGCTGTCAGGATGTTCATGGCCTTGCCAGAGTCCACGTCGGAGATGCCTTTGTAGATCTCACGGTGGCTGGCCTTGACCATGATCTTGTTGCCATCGATGGTAACCTCTTTGTCCACATTGGACTGGTTAGCATCAGGCTCACCTGGGATCGATTTCGAAATGGCTCTGCTCATGGTTACGGAGAGGTCTTTGAGACTCTTCTCGATGCTGTGGATGGCATCGCCAAGCTGGAGGTTGGGATTGCCCTTTTCCAGTTCACTGATCTTCTCAGTGATGGCTGTAATGCCTTTCTGAAGTTCGGAGTTGTTGTTATGCTCAGCGACCTTACGCAGCGAATTGAGCTCGTTCTTGATCTCGGCAAGGCTCGCTTCCGTATTGCGGTAGTCATCGGCTCGTCCGTAGATGGATACTCCATTGAACTCGCCTTTCTCGACCTTCTGCCAGAGCTCGGAGTTGAGGTCTTCGCACTTGAGGACTTGCACCCAGGAGCCGACTTTAGCATCGGGAAAATGCTCTCTGTCGCTGGTCTTGAGGATGTAGTTCTCTACTACGGTGAACTCCGGGACCGGCTGCATGTTGTGGTTCACATCGCACTTGCCGACTAAGCCATGCTTGGCGAAGTGATCACAGGACTTTTGAATCTCTTCACGGGTGTAATAGTCTCCCTGGGAATCGTGGATATTGGGTTCCATTAGAGTGACGTAAAGCCGTCCCTGAGTGCCACTCGTTTCACTCTTGAACTTGGTGGAGCTGACCTTGTGTTCGTAGCTTCTGCCAGAGGAGCCTACAGTATTCTTGACCACAAAGCCCTTCTGATTGGCGGGAGTCATCTCATCGAAAAGAAGCGAGACCAGCTCGACTTCCACGTTGCGGAGTTCTCCCTTGAGAATGGTGCGTTTACGATTCACGCTACCTCCTTTGGTATTGTTGTTTTGCTGATTGTCAGTTATGTAGTTGTGCATAGTTATTGCGCTCCGAAGCCTACAGGTTCCTGTTCTGCATGAAGAGCTGTTCATCAGCGGTCTGCAGAACTTCAGTGAGGTTTCCAAAGTTGAAGTCCTCAGGCTTCACATTCCAGCCGAAGTCGAAGTTGAACTCATTAGCCAGAGCCAAAGCGAGGCGGTTCTGCAGCGGTCTAACTACAAACTGGTAGAACATCCGCATATCGCTGCTGTTATCGCCACCAAGCTGCCCAGGAATGAGTTGTGAGACTATCCTGGCGGGAACTCTGTGATAGGCGAGGATGCCTTCCCTGAGGTCTTTCTTGAGCCCTAAGAAGCCGCCTTCTCTGTCCTGTTGACGGAGTGGTTCGAGGCGTATCTTCACGTCCCGGCTCTCACTCTCGATCAGGACTGTGGAGTGGCTCTTAGCGTTGCCTTTGACCTCGGTAAGTGCCTTCTCGATCTCGGTATAGGCGTCAGTTATCACTTCATTGCCCTGATCGTCAGTGACAGTTCCGTCTCTAAGGGTACCGCCTTCCACGATCACGAAATAATCGATCATCAGGCCGTTCTTAAAGTTGTTGTAGTCGAAGGTCTTGATCTCGCCCAAGATCTCGATGTTGATGGCTATGGGCAGACAGGCCAGGCCCCAGGCGTTTGATCTATGGGTTGACTTCTTAACGTGGATGATGTCCTCGTAGGCGAAGTCCTTCTTCTGGTTGTTCTTGACCTGGATGTAGTTCGGCTTGAAGAAGCCGAACTCGTCATAGTTCTCCACGATCTGCACTTCACTCGGCAGCATGCGCTCCAGCCCCATCCACTGGCCTTGGGCGTTCCGCATCTTGATCAGGAAGCCATTCCCACAAGCGAGATAGAACTTCATCATCTCAGCCAGGATAGTAGTCTGGTCTTCACAGGCAGGGAACTCGGCGGCTTCCATCCAGGCTTTTACCTGGCTGTTTTTGCAGTCAAACTGCATGATGGTCGCCATAGTCAGAGCATCGATGCAGCCGGAGTGGTACTCATCGGTATCCAGGAGATTGAGCAGATTGCTCATAGAGTATGGAGCCATGACTGTCTTCTTGCTCTCGGCTGCCTTGGATATGAGCTGTTTGCCCACTCTCTGGCACTTGGATAGGTCAATGGCTTCCGGCTTGTACTTGCTTTCAATCAGATCAGATACTGAGCTGATAGCCAGGTTATAGCCACCAAGACGCATTACTCTCATGAAGATGCTCCGCTACCCACTTTAAGCAGGTCGATCTTGGCGATCCGAACCAGACGAGAACCATCCACTCTGGAAGTGTAATACTCAACACTGGGCAGGTCCCGGTTCATCAGCTTGAGGTAGAATGAGCGGAACTTCTCCTTGAGTTGATACAAATCGGAGTCTGGATCAGATACGTTCTGAGCATTGACGATCAGGAAGACTGTCCATGCGATATCGGTATCCACATACTGTCTGGAAGTGCCGTTCTTGCCTGTCTCTGAGTCTAAAATCACGATAGCACAGGGCAACTGCTTGGGGATCACATCCTTGTTGAACTGGATAGTAGGGATATCGGAAAACTTCAAGGCATCGACTATCCGGTTCCGGTCTGCGATAAACTTCTCAAAAGCGCTCATAGACTTACCTCGATGGAGTTGAGTTGTTGATATATCCACTGCTCCCGGTTAGCGATTACCTGAGCGAATACGTTCCTTGCAGCTATGCCTTCCCGCTTGATCTTGGCTTGGATCATGTGAGCTATCTGATCCACAGTGAGCAGCTTTCCACTTTTCTTATCAGTCCACGAGAGCCCCTTCCGCTCCACCCATGACTTTAATGGGGCGATGGGAGTCCAAGAAGGCACTTTACCACCCAAAACAAAAGGCTCATGTTTCACGTTCGAACCCACTCTCAGTGTCATACCGGAGTCATTGGTTTCCACTACATATCCTGTGTTCCCATAGAAATCGCCTTTATCGTAGATCTGCTGAGTGAGAATCTCCTTGCGGGAGTCGGCATCGATGGTCGATCCGATCAGATGCAAACGGCTTTCCAGAGCGGCATAGATAGCCCGGTAGATCTCAATCATCAGCTCATCCGGAGATGTTACATCACGATCTGCCATCAGATAACTCCCACCCGGATAGCACGAGGCTGCCTGGGCTTGAGTTCGTTCAAGCTATCCAGGCCGGCAGGATTGAGATAGGCCTGCAGGATGGTCAGTGCTCTCAGCTCGAGGTTTGCTTTGAAGGCGTCTATTTCGCTCCCTGTGAGCAGTTCGGTAGCAGACTGGTCTAAACCTACGGTCTTGACTATTCCCTCGCCAAGGGTCTTCAAATTGAGAAACTCACATGTGCTGTGCAACATCAGGAAACAGAACCCAAAACGAAAAGAAATCAGAAACGGCTCTTCTTCCGGCAGGTCATCGTGAGTTGCGCGGTCATAGTGTTCCTGCAGTACCAGTGTGTGGATCATCTCCAATACTAGGCTCTGATGCTCTTTAAAGATGCCATTGTTGGACATCTCCTTAGGCAGGTTGAGGATGGCGAGCATGGCATCAGTCTTGACCGGGATGGGTATCACTCTCCCTTCCTCATCATCTCGGAGAGCTCAATGGCTCTTATTCCCACTTGTTTAGCCCACTTAGAGGCTAACATGCCATTGGCCGCTCGTTCCCAGTCTCCGGCAGCTATAAAAGCCAGGGTGTTCTTGAACTCCAGGAGTCCTTTGATGCCCAGATTGAAGCACATATTGAGCAGCACCGACTGGCGAACCTCATCGAGTTTGTTGTAAACCTCAGGTATCTCATCGATCAGCCACTGCTCGCAGTCTTGGATATCTCTCTCTAACATGGCATAGGCTTCTTTCTGGGAGATACCTCTATCATCGAGATTGCGGCCAATACCGATGGTTAGCCTGCCAGCAGTACAGCGGTATGGCTTCAGTCTCAGACCTTCATGTCTGACTAATTGAGCTTTGATCCGGTTCATCAATGCTTCGGTCATGCTTTCCCCTTGTTCCAGATGTGATCATTGATCCGGAGCCAGGAAAGCACTACCCTGTATGCTGACAAATCAGGATGAGCAAGGATGAGACAGATTTTTGGATTGACAGAATTTCAAGTTAACACAGCATGTAATTATATGAAATTGCTTTGAGAATTTGTACTCAGACTACCCAAAGAAAGAAACTCGTATCAGAAAAAAGGAGTTATTGATTACTAAAGAGAAAGCGACATCTCTGATAGTCAAGTCTGTGGTATATAAAGACATAAAGAAGTATTACTACTTGGCTGAGGGGTCTAAAATTGAAACTCATCGGTTCAGTTGTTTGGGGAGACATGATAAGGTTGTAGTGTCCTCTGACAATGAACTGCTGGCTACTTGCTTAAATGGCAATGCTATTGTAAAACCGCTATATAGAGAGATGGATAATGTTAGGTTTGGAGAAAAAATCCTTCCGATTACCATTAAGGAGATAGATACAGAAGAAGAACTACAAGGGTTTCTTCAACTGGAACAATATCATTACCGAGGAAAATCACTTCATGGAAGAAAGGTCCCACTAATTGCAACCACTAACGATCCACTCCTACCACTTGTAATAGGGTACATTGAATTAGCATCGTCTTTTATCATGAACAAACCGCGAAATGCACTGCTGAATGGTAGGTTTTATGTCGATAACTCAAATATTGGTTGGGAACTATGGAATAAAGAAGCAGCTACAAAATGGACGAATCTAATAGTTCGAATAGCTCGAACAGTAGTATCCCCTGAATACAGGGGTTTAGGAATTTCTAGATTATTGGTCAGGCATGCAATTTCATATGCTCGTAATCACTGGTTTATCGGTAGGATGAAACCTCTGTTTATAGAAATCACTGCAGATATGCTCAGATATGTCCCTTTTGTTGAGTCCTGTGGAATGCACTACATTGGAGAAACAGAAGGTAATCTCCACAGGGTTCAAAAGGATATGGAATATCTGCTAAAAAACTACTCTAGAGTCAAAAATCGTGAGATACTCCGAGAAGAAAGCGGTGGTATAGTAGATCAGCAAGTTACATATGTAACTATGCTGAAGAAAGTTGAAGATACCACGGGAATCGATAGAAATGATTTACTAAGCTTATTAGTTCAATCTCCAGAATCATTATCAGACACCAATTGGGCTTTACTACACAAAATACTCAGATTGCCTAAGCCAACATACTTACTGGGATTATCAGGTGAATCTGAAGAGTTTGTTGTTAATAGACTTAAGCAACTCCAGAAACCAGCTAGTCAGTTCAAGCAATCGCCGCTCCCTGCAAGGACACAAATCGAAGGAAATATCACACTCGAGAATTATTCTGTTAGGTTTGATATTGAGCTTACACGAACAAATTTCACAAGAAAAATCCAGCAATCCTTTGGTGTTAATAAGGACATGCTTTCAAACAGTTTATTCAAAGATCTATGTTTAACAATCGAACCTGGAGAGATCGTCCTAATATGCGGACCATCTGGCGTTGGTAAAACAATGCTGCTTTCAATTCTCATGAACAATCCAAAGAAAGTACTACCCCCGTTCTGTAGAGTTGAAGGGGTTTTAAGATATCCTGATAATGCAAGAATAAGTGTCCTGTCTCCCATACATACCAGTAAGCCACTGGTTAACGCTTTTGGGAATGTATCTCTTGAACATGCGTTACATGCATTGAATACTTCTGGATTATCAGAAGCCCACCTCTATCTTAAAAAATTCTCTGATTTGAGTAATGGGCAAAGATATAGAGCAATGGTTGCAAAGTTGATAGCATCAAATTCGAATATCTGGATAGCTGACGAATTTTGTGCGACTCTCGACCCGATAACTGCAAATATCGTTACTCGAAATCTTAGAAAGTGTGCAAAACACCTTGGCGTAACAGCGTTAATTGCTGCAGCAAATTGGAGCGAATTCATAGACGAATTGAAACCAGATAAAATAATCCATATTCGCTCACCATGGGATGTAAGAGTGTTTAATTGGATTGAATTTAAGGCTGCAATCTGTAATTCAGCAGCAATATCCAGAGGTCAACTTTAATCAATATTGGAGCGAAAATGAGTCTCGAGGCTTTATTAGACCACATCGGAAGTATTCCTGCTAAGCTTGATCCAATTATGGATAGGTTATGGAATAAGTCCAAGATAACCTATAATGGCAAATCCGGTTGTTATGATGACTTTGATATACTAAGCTCAAGAATTGCTTGCACAGCATTACAAAAGAAAAAACGAGTATTGATAGTATTCCCTGATCAAGTAAATCGACGATCTTCCTTGGTTTTTTCGAGTTCATTAATATGGTACTGGTTCCTTTTGAATTCCCAAGCAAAACAGAATTTCCAATTGTCAAATAATATACTATACTTCGGATCATCAGTTGAAATCAGGAAGCAGTTATCAATGATCGGAATAACGGGATTTGATATCAATCTAAAACGAGCATTTAAGCAAGTGGATTTGAAGAAACAAGACACAAATGTTCGCTACAAAACAATACCTAATTCATATCAATATACTTCTAAGCCTCCGGAAGTAAAACACGACCTTCCATCGGTTATCACTGCATTTACACCTATTGATCCTATCAAGCTTATAAAAGAACAGAAGCCGGACTGGATCGCTATTGAGATAACTGACAATCCAAGGAATGATTGGATCGAACCTCTAATGAAAGAAGCTCAAAGAAGAAGTCTTGCAGTAATAGCATGGTGTAACAACCCATTAGCGAAAGCATTAGAGAGTTTCAATGATTTTGGGCGAGTTTTTTCGTGGCCTACAGTTAAGAGAGATAACGAATCACATGATGACAAAGCTGATGTACATTCGGCTTTCTACCCAGATCGAATAACTGAATTGATACCATTAGTTATCCACGGGGAATCTTCTGAATTTATAAGCAAGAACTTGAGGAGTGCAAGTATCACATTGTTTAACCTGACACAGAGATGTAAAGACCGATTTGAAAGAGATACTGTCGGGGTACTGTATCGATATTTACGAGCCTTGGAGTCAGTATATGTCCCAATTAGTATCCATGAAATGGAAGCGGAAAGGAATTGGGGCAATATGCCCTTACAAAGAATTCGTGAAACATGCAATTTATTCATTGAGCGGACGCCATATAATTCTCCAATCACAGCTTCCCTAGTTAATTGCATTAACTCCTTAACTGAAGTACATGATTATTATTTATCTAATGAGAGTCCAATTTGGAGAATTGTTAGTTTGTACTGCATAGAAGAGCCGCCTCAAGGGAGATATCGAATAATAGTGTTTCCTAGTGAGACAAAAAGAAGAACAGCTTTACTGGGACTTCTAGCTTATTGGAATATTTCTGAAGATGATCTTAGAGAGATGAGGGTATTCTTCACTTGCTCTAAGAACTTAAGTTTACTGATAAGCAATCGAGGAACATGCTCATCAAAGGATAGTATTCAAACACAAACGCATGACATAGAGTCCATTGACTTTAGTCTTTGTGATCCAGTTTTCATCGGATTACCAAATAGGAACAACTTATCTCAGCTCTCAGATTTATTGAAGTTTACGGCAGTAGATTTTTTAATATATCAACATCAATACAACCTATTCAAAGCTAGAGCTTCAGTTCTCGAAAACAAACTAAATCCTGATTTAAATGCTATGATTGATAGTATCAGTTTCATAACGGAGCATTCATTAGCGAAATCGACAGAAAAGCTTCCTATCAGAATAAAACAAGTTCCTCCGCTTTCTATTCATGTCGAGACAGCAAAGATTAAAACAATAACTACACAGGAGACAGAACTTTATATTCCCAATGATCAGATCGAAGAAATTGAGCTCCTCTTTGCATCTTATGACCCTGACAATGACCAAGATTTTGGGTTAAGTGATTTCAATGGAGCTACAGAAAACGATCATAGCGAAAACGAGAGAGAACTAATCTGCAGTAAAGCAGTAGAGGTCACATTTAATGATGGCTGGAAAGTATTATATGCCTGCGATGATACAATAAATGTCGTCTTAAAAAATGGTCACCAGCGTTGTATAGAACTGCGCTATGTTAGATCTTTAAGGACTGGAGACGAAGTTGTTTTAATCCATGGTCAAAGAAAGCAAAACCTATATAATCTGATTGTATCTCGAGTACATACGAACCCTGAAATTCAAGTAACAGTGGCCTTGATCAAAAAATGGCAATTAGAATTTTCGGAGCGTTTCGATAAATTATTTACTGGAGACTCACGATTTATTGATTTCCTAAAAGCAATTCAAAGCAAGGGAAGTGCGATATCTTCTGAAGCTGCGATCCGATCTTGGCATAAAGGGTGTGTATTGTGTCCCCAAGATTCTCAAGATTTAGTTAGGATATCCGAGATCTTAGATATTCAATTCATCAAAACGAATGCTAGATACATAGAAAATGCGGCAACCAGATTAAGGGGATTACATCATAGTTTATCAATGAAACTAAACTCATGGTTGACTAACCAAGCACTCGGAAACATAAACAAAGATGATGACGATATAATCGACGAAAAACTAGGTCTTTATTTCAGCGATATACGAGATTCTATATATAGGCTAACTGTCTTCGATATAACTGAAATAGATGGGCTTTTTCTAAAAAGTACACTTGGTTTTATGGTTAAGGAGAAATAAATATGTCAAGCTGGAGCACAGATGAGGAAGTACTCATCGCTAATTTTCTAGTAAGCAAAGTTGTTTCTAAGGCATCCGGTGAAAGCGACTTAGAGTGCATTAATAATTTCCCAAGAGACGCGTATTTTATTGGGTGCTTAAGTCCAGAAGTTAGTGAATCAAATGATGATGAAAGAGCTGACAGATTCTCTCATGAAATGCATAATAAACTATCGCCAAGTGCATTTGGATCTGAGTTCAATATCCGATTATCAGAACCAGTAACAGTTTTAAATATTAAGCTTTCGTGGTCGTGTTATTATAGAATATTTCCAACCTTCCAACAGCAACGAACCCATCAATTCAATGAAGTTACCTCGCTACAAGAAATTGAGCCTCTGGATGATACTAAGGCAAAGGTCAAAATTGATCCAAGTGTTGTTGAAGGCGATGGTTTGATTAGCGATATAGATCAAGCTTCAGGAAGTTATGAACCAGATGTAACTAAAACTCCTAATGGTAAAAAGGAATTCCACGATTCGATGTTTATTAGGTTTAGAAAAGTAGACTGCTGTGCGCTAGGCACTATAGAACTGATAAAAAATAACGGGAATATAGAAGTCAAACCTGAGTCCATAGAATCAGCAATTCATGAACAACTAAAACTAGCGAAGCAGATAGTGAAAAATGATAAGGAGAGGATAAGAACAAGTAAAACATCTTCAAGGAGAGTTACAGTTCCAGATTGTGTACTTATTAACGAAAATGAATATACGCAGTATCTAGTATCTCTAACTGAAGAACATTTACCTATGTGGAGTTGGAGGTGTTTGTGCAGTGCCAAAGCTGTTCCCAAGATAAGCGCCGATGCTTACATGTTTACGATTGAATTTACAAACAACTCTCATGACGACATAAAGTCACCAACAATAGAGCCATTCTTTTTTTCGACCAAAGCTGTCTTTTCAATCAAGCAGAATCTACTTATTCCATCAGAACTTGATCTAGCTCCCAAAGGATTCAGGTATAACCGGAACTATTGGGGAAAGGGAATTAATTGTAGTGTGAACTTCACTCATAATACTGAAGACGTCCTAACAACCGAACACGCACCATTATACAAGCAAAATAAGTTTGTAACCCGATCTACTCCTAAGGCATCGTTTTCAGACCTTGCAACAGATCCCATACCTATTCTGAAATCCATCTTAGACGCTATGATAGATTATCGCAAAGTGTGGGAAAGCGAGGAACTCGAATACATATCTCGCATACCAAACTGGGAAGAGACTCACAAGGCTGAGTACCTTAAGGATAAAGAGTCATTTGATTACGAGATTCAAAGATACAGAATTGGACTAGATATATTGATTAAAGACAAAGATATTTTGCATTCTTTTAAGCTAACCAACGAGTCATTTAGAAGGGGAAGAGGCAAGACTGCATGGAGATTGTTTCAGATTGTATTCTTGGTGTGCCAGATTCCAGGGATTGCTTCTCTAAGAAGCGATTACAGCGATTACGAGTCTGAACGAGAGTTAGTCGATATTATCTATTTCCCTACAGGGGGAGGAAAAACTGAAGCGTATTTAGCAACGATAATCTTCCATTGCTTTTTCGATAGACTAAGGGGCAAAAGTTGCGGCGTAACGGCATGGACACGATTTCCATTAAGATTGTTAACACTGCAACAGACGCAGAGGGTTGCTGATGTAATAGGGCAAGCAGAGTTGGTAAGAAGAGAACAACAAGATACAAGGTTAAATGATGACAATATCGATGGTTTTTCTGTAGGGTATTTTGTAGGAGAGGGTGGGTCACCAAACTCAATTGTCAATCCATCCTTATATCAATATGCAACTCCAGAGGACCAAGTAACTTGGAGCAAAGTACACGACGAAAAACTAAGACAGGACTGGAAAAGGGTAGTGTCCTGTCCACATTGTGGCACGGATTCAATCATTGTTGAATTTGACGATAGGCATACTAAATTGATACATAAGTGCACAAACAAAGGCTGCCTATTCCCCAATGGTGTGTTACCGGTATTCATAGTTGATAATGAAATATATAGGTATCTACCCACTGTATTAGTCGGAACCATAGATAAACTTGCAGGTGTTGGAAACCAAAGCAAGTTTGCTATGATATTTGGCAAAGTCCACGGAGTATGTACCGAGCATGGTTATTACAAGGTTAAATGCTGCCAAAAAGATTGTCAGGATGTAAAAAGGCTTGTAAAAATAGTACCAGCTGGTTTATCCGGACCGACTCTGATTATCCAAGACGAGCTTCATTTGTTGAAAGAAGGTTTAGGCACTTTTGACGCTCACTATGAAACTTTTATGCAAGAAGTACTACACGAATACGGTGAGGGCAGACCAGTAAAAGTGATCGCATCATCTGCCACTATTGAAGCTTTTGAAAGGCAAGTTAATCATTTGTATGGTAGAGATTCAACAAAAGCTATTGTTTTCCCAAGTTTGGGCCCAACTTATGGCAATTCATTCTATGCTGAGACGCTCAATAGTCCCCAAAGGTTATATGTCGGACTCATGCCGCACAATAAAACGATTTTTAACGCTATTCTCGAGTTGATTGAATCTTATCACAGGGAGTTATCCTCATTAACTAAGGTCAAAGATACAAGTATCAATCCCTACGGAGGATCAGTTCTTCCTGGTTCTGTCGATTGGAACTATGGGATAGACTTGTACCGCACTGTACTAACATATTTCTTAGCTAAAAGGGAACTAAGTTCTGTTCATACTGATCTCGAGGGAGATGTCATACCAAGATTATCTCAAGATGTATTACCTAGTTTTAATATATCCGAACTGACCGGTGATACCACCACAGATATGGTATCGAGAATCCTTGAGAGGCTCGAGAAAAATGTCCCTATAGGAGGATTATCAGATGTTGTACTTGCTTCAAGTATGATTAGTCACGGAGTGGATATAGATCGTTTTAACGCAATGTTTTTTTATGGAATGCCCAGATTAAATGCAGAATACATACAGGCTTCAAGCCGAGTTGGACGGAGTCATGTTGGCATAGTATTTTCTTGTTTTCATCCTGTTAGAGAAAGAGATCAAAGCCATTACTCATATTTCTGCAAATTCCATGAATTCATTGGTCAACTTGTTGAACCAGTAGCAATAAACAGGTGGTCTCAGTTCAGTATTAATAGAACCCTTCCGGGACTGTTTATGGGGGTTTTGTTACAGATAATTGCGAATCGTTTAGATAACATTAATCCTGGGGCTTTAATGAAACTGTCTTCTCTGAAGCAAAAGATCAACGACGGATCTATCACGGTTAATGAAATAGTAAGTTTCTTACACAAAGCTTACAAAGTTAATGAATTAGGATCACAAGGAGAAGTTGTATTTCACAACGAGATAATCCAAAGAATTCAGCAGTACTTTGATTGGATTAGAACGCCGAACTCAACTCAAGATTGGGTGTCGGATATATTGATTCCAAAGCCGATGCGAAGCTTAAGAGATGTTGATGAGCCAATTCCAATAGAACTTGATCCAATTGGAACAAATTGGTCTCAGAAGTCTGAGAGATAACAGGAGCTATTATGCCGAAGATTATGAATCGTGGGAAGCAACAGATACTGTTCAACCTTCTACCAAATCGGACATTCGATTTTGAGAAGATTTACACAATTGCACAGATTACTGAAATTCGTGGTAGTCTACCTGACAAAATTAACACAAAAATTCTAATGCAGAGAATCATTAAAGAAGTATATGCATGGCATGAAGAGAACCGTCCAGCACTAAATAACAATGTGTTACGTCAGATTGATCGATTTGTTTTAATTGAACCACAAAGTGCTTATGCTGCAATGTTTCCAAAGGTACTTTGGTGCCAAAACTATAAGTGTCATAGAGTATATGACTTTTCTAATAGCACTCATTTACCAAAGATCTGTCCAGCTTGTCAGGGTAGACTCATTCAATTAAGATGGGTTAGAATCCATCGCTGCGGCGAAATGTTGCCATTAACACCTCCAAAATGTAATCGCTGCAATACTACAAGTCATATGTCATTAGAAACTAAAGATAGTGAGAGGATATCCAACTTTCAATGGATATGCAAAAAGTGTGGTCAGAAATCTCCCGTTACAGGTGGATATTGTCAAAGTTGTAAGTGGCCTGATCCAAAGTTAAGGCGTCTAGACATTGAAGTGCACCGAGCAAATCGCACTTACTATGCACACACGACAGCATTGTTAAACATTCCACAAAAGAAACTTGATGGATTGTTATCAATTGATGAATGGCCTGGGATAGCTGCAGCTAAGTTTCTTTCTATAGAAGAAGTTAGAGGCAGAAAGATATCTGATTTTAATCAACATGCTCTTAACCAAAGAAATGCAGAAGATGATGGATTGAGTGGAGAAGATTTAAACAGGTTGTTTGAGAAACAAGCAAACGGTACACTTACTCCAGAAGGTTTAGTAGAAGCAATTAAAGAACTACGAGATCAGCGAAAAGTAGAGAAGAAAGCTAATTCCCCTTCTGGAGTCTATGATCTTCTTATTCGCAAGAGTGGTGTTCCAAGAGAAGTGTGGGATAGGGCTGGGCAAGACATTATTGAAACTATAATGCCGCTTGAAATGGGAACGCCTAAGACGATTAGTCAAATAAACACAGAGCATCCATCAGTAGAAATCATGATTGATATGGGTATCTCTCAATTAACGTTAGTATCAGATTACCCTATAATAACTGCTACATATGGTTATAGTAGAGCTGATTACCAGCCAGATTTAGCACGCTTGAATCCCTTTCCCCCAATGAGGGAGCACAATGGTAGGTATCCAATTTACATAGATCAAGTGCACGCAGATGCCTTGATGTTGAGTTTAGATCCTGATTCGGTATTGAAATGGTTGATTCTAAACGACTGCAAGCCATTGATACCCAATGGTAGTGACTCGAAAACAGCATCACAATCTTACTTTGTTAGTCTTTTTGACCAGGCAAACCTAAAAGAGACTATCCCAGCAGATTCTAAAGAAGTTCGGATGGTATTTTCCTTACTACATACTTTTTGCCATACTGCCATACGTCAAGCAGGTTTGCTTTGTGGGCTAGAAAGAACAAGCCTTTCAGAGTATATAATGCCATCGACCCTAACTTTCGCAATTTATTGCAACCATAGGTTTGGTGCAACGATCGGAGCTCTAACTGCATTATTTGAGCAGTCGCTGAGTCAGTGGCTTAATGCGATACACGACACATACAGGTGTATTTACGATCCGGTTTGTCGTGAGAAAACAGGCAATTGTCATGCTTGCACCCATTTACCTGAGACCAGCTGCAAATTCTTTAACCTAAATCTAAGTAGAGCCTTTTTATTCGGAGGTACTGATGGGATTATTGGTGAAGTCAAGTGTGGCTATTTTGAGATTGATAAGCACTGAGATTATTTATGAAAAGCAACCAAGATAAACCCTCTCTTGTAATTACTATACCTTCAAGCTTTGGGTTAGACTTCGCATACCAAACTCGATCAAGGACAACTCTAGGAGTTCTGATTCAGTTGTTTTCCGAGGCTAAAGAAAGGGTAGTTATTGCCGCACCATTCATATCCCTTAATAAGAACAATTTGTTTAACAATGAGTTAACTGAAGTCATAAGTAGAACCCTCGTACGTGGTGTGGGGATCGATGTATTGAGTACTGGAACAAGCCTGAACAACTACGACTGGATAAGAGATAAAAGGACATTTGAAGGTAACTTTAATCTATATAGACCCTCAGAGAACATTTCTGACGAGAGTAGATTGGGATCACATGCAAAGTTTTGTGTTATGGATGGTATTTCTGCTTATGTTGGTAGCGCTAACTTAACGGGTCCAGGATTATCAAGTCAATTAGAGCTGGGTCTTTTAGTTCACGGAGATATTGCACACCAACTCCAGGAGTTCTGGGATTATTCAATCGAGACAGGACTATTTGTTCTAGTAAGTTGATTACAAACTCACTAATTCGCTTATTGTCCTACACTTCCAGTGAAACGGTGGAAAGGGAGTATGTGCACCGGAGACACCTATAGGGTTCATCTCTGAGTCGTATTCGATCTGATCGTCCTTGATCCAAGGAGCCAGTGCTTTGATGTATTCCCGTGCATCGTCTAGGCTGTTAGATTTGGTATCCAGAGCCATGAGCTTATCCATCACTTCCAGAGCATCGCTCAGGGGATAGACCTTATCCTGGGCAGCCAGAGCTCTGCAGATGTCACTGGTGCGATCATCCAGGATCACCACAAGTTTGTAGTATCTGGCTTTGGCTTTCTTGTAGCCCTGCAGTCTTCCGAACTCACGTATCCGGAGAGCAGTGTGCTCTGCCAGTCCCTGCCAGTAGTGAGTTGATCGATTGGCGAGGTCATTGAACTGGTCTTTTAGAGTATCAGCCAGCATCTCTTTGGTATAGCCTTGCTCTATGGCTTTGGAAAGAGTATCTGCAAAGTTCTGCCTGACATCTGCTTCAAAGTGATTCCCGATCCAGAACAACTGCTGCTTTTGGATGGTAGAGGATAAGTGCTGATCATCGATGCCCCATAGCCCGATTGATGTCTTGGTGGGAGCTTGCACTTGGGTGTCTCTCAATCCAAGCCGCACACAGCGGTCTATTATCGCCTTGGTGGGCTCATTGACCAGTGCTGCGAAGTCATCTCCCAACTGGGTATTGATGATACTCATAAGTTTATCTATGGAGTCCTTGTTGATCTTTTCGGCTCGGGGCATGCCACTCATCATCTGGATGGCAAGTCGGGTCGCATCTCTGATTTCGGTTTTCCATGCATTATTGAGGACCCGGTAGTACTCCAGCATGAGCTGATCATAGTATGTCATAACTGGATTCCATCCTACGATGGAATGACGAATCTCCGGACTTTGACTCTATTCCTGCCGATATCATATTCGGAGAACCGCTCCAGACAGCCTGCCAGAGCGTCACAGCCATCGATATAGCCATCAGGATAAGTGAGGAACTGGGAGATTAGGGTTGGTGTGTCTTGACCCTCCGGAAAGAGCACCTTGGCAGTCTCGATGATCGTCTCGGTTCTCTCGATGCGCAGGTTTTTGTTATCCTTGTTATCGATGCGCTTGATTCGGTGCGATATTGGTGGCAGATAATTATCGGTAGCCCACCGATCAAAGTCTGCTAGGATACGTGCCTGACCATAAGTAGTCTCACAGGCTGCCCTAGCTTTTACCCGGTAGGTGCGATCCAACTCCTGATAGGCATCATAGTAGTATCTGAAGAACTTGGTGTTCTCAGTCTGACGTATCCAAACATGGATTACGTAGAAGCGGCTACCATCGTAGCCAATGGAGATAACAGCCTTGTAACAGCCCTTCTCTCCCCAGGCAGGATCGGCATAGAGCCAGACTCGCTTCATCTGGGATGGTTCTGGCAGAGATCTATACTTGGTGAACCAGTGGTTCTTAAAGATATTCCCATCGATTACCGGCTGTCCGAGCATCTCCCTTTGATAACCTGTCATCCCGAACTTGGCTCGCAGGTTTGGCAGAGTGGCAGTGGGGTATTGAGCCTCCCAAGTTGACTTACCATGCATATCTTCGAGTGAGAAGCGCAAAATAGCCTTTTGGTGCGTTTTCAGAACCGACTGGTATCCCAAGTCCAAATCTGGATTATCTGCCCGCATTTCGCCTAATATGAGCTCCTGAAACTGGCAGATGGAGTAATTGGGATGTACTAGGTTACCGAGCCAGACGATCTTGCCATTACCCTCCGGTGAGAGAGCTCCGGCAAGCTCCTGGGTGATCTTCTCCATGCGTCTCTTACCGATGGACTGGTTTCCCATGTTCTCTTCTTTGTCGATATCATCACAGACGATCAGCCCGGGCCGCTTGGCAGTCTTGGGATTGATAGTCCCTCTATGACTCTGCTTGATGCTTCTGGCTCTGATCCTGGCTTTGTTCTTGAGATAGAAGTCCAGATCAAAGGCATCCACAGGTTGCAGCTCCGGATAGTCGATGGTGAGCCGCTTGTTGTTCTGCAGCTCATGCAGAGTGAAAGCGGTGCGCTCTTGAGCCAGATCTATGTCTGCTGCAGTATGGATTACGTAGCGTTCACCTTTGATAATCATCCAGATCGGATAGACCACTCCCATGAGAACCGTTTTGCCCAGCCCACGAAAACCAGTGATGGCGATAATGCCTGAGCCCTTATCAGTCTCATCGAACATGGTCTCGTGCGCTGGGCAAAAAGGTAGCGGGAAGATATGCGGGAAATAGGTATGGCAGAAGAACGAGAAGGCGTCCCATCCCTCTGATGTGGTGCGCCTTATCCGCTCAGTCTTGGCTTCAGGATTATCGTCTATAAAAGGCAAGACGGAGATCGTTTTGGATGCGATCTCCGTCAGAGCCTTGTTATGCCGCTGAATGAACTTCTTAGGCATAACCGGTTTCCGGAAGGATCAGCGGAGCCGAGGGGATCGGCTCCGCTGTCAGGCAGGCAGGATGTCGTGGAGCAGGAGGAAGCAGCTCCACTCGTTGGAGGGTAGGCAGGATGGGTATGTAGGTGTGTTTGGAGGCAACCATGTCCGTGGCTGTATATCTATCCATTTCTGATCCTCAAGTACTCGGCCAGGTCTATCACGATGCTTTGGAACTGCTTAAGCTGGGTCTCGTGACCTCTTTCAATCATGAAGTCGGTCACCTGATCAAGGAAACGAACAATGTAGTCATTGAGCTCCTTTGATGGCACCGCGTCCTTCTGATTCTGCTTGATGAGTGAGACCAGGCTCTGCAGAGCGGTATCGGCAGGATTCTTGGCATACTCACGTAGTGCTTGGATGAGAGCCTTCTTGCGAGCCAAGTTGATCTCATGGTCAAGCTTACGCTCTTCCTTGAACATCTCGTCCCACTTACCTGACTTGATCCACTTGCGGACGGTGATATCGGATACTCCGAAGATCACCGCCAACTCAGTGGGTTCGGTTTTGCCGTTCAGATAGGCTTCTTTGCAGTTATCCCGCTTGATGCGGAACTCAATGGAGTTACTCATACTCGGGTTTGACCTGGTTCTTGAGGACATATTGGTTAAGGTCTTTTCCGGAGCAGCGCAGCTGTCCGTTTTCAGTTGTGCGAAATGCTCGCAGAGGGTTGGCAATGTCTCTAATCCAACGATAGACGGTTTTCCTACTCACTCGGAGAGCGGTGGCTACTTCGTCCGGTCGGTAATTGCGATTGACGTCGAATACTTTCATTGGCTCCTCTGCTGTTGTCGTTTCTATGGATGCCATGTTTCAATCTCCCTTGCTTTGATCAAATCAGGATGGGCTACCATGAGACAGTATCTACAGGGCACTGAAGTTCAGCACGATTCGGTTGTAGTTACCAGCCTCGTCTCTCACTGCGAAAGAGATGTACTGCTTGGTGGAAGTGACCAGAATGGCTTTATCGATAAGCTCCATCGCTTCCTTCCATACCGGGTCCTTGATCTTGTATCTGCGGAGAGCGAAAATGCGATAACGTGCCAATTGCCCTCGCTTATCTACTTGGAATGCTTCGTTGATGATAGCCTTGAGATTGTCACTGGAGTCGGCAGACCAGGCTTTGATGCACTCGTCTATCTTCTGCTTGGCGAGTTGCAGCTCAATGCCAAACTGAATCTTCTCCCTGAAACGCATCTCGATGCGATACTTCTCATCGAAGCTGATGAGCAGGGCATTGCCCTTCCATTCGAGGCCATTTCTGCGAGCAGCGTCGTTCAGATAGTTCTCGATGATCTG